AGTCTGGAGTAGAATTAGAACCATCACATAATAGCCAACCACTAGGAATAGTAGCTGAAGATCCTGACCAAATAATAATACCACCTGATGGAAAAAGAATATTATGGACAAAGGCAGTTGTTGCAAGTTGAGTTGTATTAGTTCCTGCTGTTGCTGTTGGGGCTGTAGGAACACCTGTTAAAGCAGGGGAAGCTAAGTCAGCTTTAGTATTTACAGCAGTTTGTAACGCATTAAACTCAGTATCAAACTCTGATCCTTTAATAATTTTTGCTGAATCATTTTCAGGTAAAGAATCTTTAGCAAGAAAGTTGGTGGTTTTGGTATAGTTAGACATTATAAAATTTTCCCTGTTTTAAGATAGACATCTATTTTCTGTATTGATACTGGATTATCATTTACTGTAGCTTCAATTCCAAATTGTATCACTTTGCCTGAACCTGATAATGGCATAGAAAGTGAATTAACACCAATACCAGCTGAAGCATATTTACTTATGTTGTATTTAGCTGTGGTATTATATTTAGAAAATTCTTTAGTACCTAAATTTTGTACAATACTTACAGATAAAGGATTTAAGGTATAGTCATACCCATATTTAAATGATAAGTCTTGATCTCCACTACCAATAACAACTAAGTTAGCTTTTTTAAGTAGCTTAGTTTGTGTTGGTGCACCTAAATCTGAGTTAGATGTATAATAACTAAATGTATATGAAGCAGTGTTATCTAAATACCCTGTATATTCTGCAATACCATTTGGAACTCCTAAAAGAAGTTTTCTATCTTCTGTACTACAAAAGGCTTTATATGTAATACCAGCATTGTTATTCCAAATAGTAGCCCTTGCTGCACCATTAGGAAGAACATTCCTAAGGTCAAAATAAACCATTGTCTGTGAACCTGGAAAAGTAATTAAGTAGAAAGCATCCCTTTCAAAATAAGCACTTTTAACATTAGGTAATGTTTCTACAGCTAAATAGCCAACTAAGTCATCTCTAATATTAAGTGAGAGTTCTCTCAATGGCATAGAGTTTTCTTGCACAGTTCTATTGAAACTTCTAACACCACTCTTAGATAAGAACACTAAATCATTACCTGTGTTTTGTACTGAATCTCTAGCAATACATCCAACACCTTTAATGGTGTCAGCTAAGGTCATTGTTGTAGGGTCATTAGCACCTTGGTAAACTACAATGTTATTCTTACAGAATATAACTAAATATTTATTATGTTGAGCTAAAGCTACAATTTCATCATTCTGTCCTACAACACCACCAATATCTAATAAGCCACTTCCTGCTCCTGTAAAATGAGCACCATCTAGTAGTTTACTATAGAATATAGTTGTTTTATTATCCGTTATTCCACCAACCCACACTCTACCAAAAGCTGCTATTACTGAATCAGGATCAAATGTAGTTACTCCTGTAGGAGCTGTACCATAATCTGTACCAACTCTTTGGAATACAAAAGGACCACTATGAGCACCTTCTCTATATGTAAGTAGTATGTTACCTGATTGAGCAGCAAACGCATAAGACTCTGCAGCTGCACCACTACCTTCAGGAAGAGCAGCCCACTGCCATCTATTTCCTGTAAAAATAGGTTGTGAACTTAATGCAATTGGACCTCCTGAATCAGCACCAAATACATATTTTCTTGTAAGAGTTATTTTATCAGTAGTAGAGAATAACTGTCCATTACCTGAACATAGATATGAAATATCTCCAGCTATTGTTTTAAATTCAAATATAGACTCTACATAATTATCTGTACCTAATGAATTAGTAGCATTTGTTGGTCTATGTACTGTTACATTACCACTAGTAGTTCCACTAGTTCCATGAGTAATTGTAAATGTATTCGCTGTAACTGTTTCAATTGCAAAAGCACCATCTGCAGCAGTGCCTGAAGTAAAGTCTAAATGAACTGTGTCTCCAACTAGCAATCCATGAGCAGTAGAAGTAACAGTAACAGTAGTTAGTGCTCTAGCATAAGTTGCTGATAAACCATTTCTAGTTTGAGAAATACTTACAGTGTAAGTTCCTGTACTACCTGTTGTCCCTGTTGCTTGAGATACAATAGTTGTTCCTGTTGTAATACCAGTTCCTGATATAGTAGTTCCAGGAGATAAAGTACCTGATGTTACAGAGTAAACAGTCATAGTAGTTGTAGAAATTGTTGATGTAAACACAGCACCACTACTTGGGTTTGTTAGAAGATCCCAACCTTTTCTAGCACCTAAACGACCATACTTGTCAATGATACAATTATTAGCAACAGTAGCATACCCACTCTCAAGAGTAACACCTGAATCCTGAGTGTTTAAACCCATGAATCCAGGAGCTGTAATACTTGTAGTTTGTAAAGGACCAGCCATTAACTAGGATACCAAACTGTTTCTTCAGGTCTATGTCCTGCTTCTATAGCAATATAGTCAGCAAGCAGAGCTCTAAAGCGTTGTTCTTGTTCTTGGAAACCACCATCTTCGCCTCTTTCAGAAATAGCCCTAGCTATTGTTCCTTCAATAACTAAAGCTGAAGGAATAAGAAGTTTATCTGTAGCAAGTGTTAAGTCTGCTTGTGGAAGTATTACATTAAATCTTAAATCATAAACACCATCAGGTATAGGGAATATATCAACTTGTGTATCTCCATTTACATTTACACCATTAAAGTTGTAATATGCTGGGGATGCTTTTTGCACAGTAGCCATAAGGAATTGTCTATCAAACCAAGTCCCTGGTCTATTTTCTAAATAAGTATTAGATGTATCATTAATAACATCTAGCACTCTAAATCTAGTTCCAGTACCAGTTAGGACATAGTTAAATAGGTCACTAGTAGTTGTAGCAGTTAAAGTAGTACGAAGAGCACTCCAATTCCATGAGTTCTCAATATCTCTTTTAACTTCATTAACTAAGTCAGCAATAAGCGTAGAATAAGAGTTAGCAGAGAGAGAATCAACTTGCTGTTCCCTTAATCTTCTTAAAACTCTATTGACAATTTCTAAATAAGTCATGTGTTATTTTCCCAGTGTATACAACAATTATACCATAAGAATGGCTATTTGTCAACTACTTCTTTTTGTTTTTATTTCTATTAGATATTGCCTTAGCTTTAGCCTTTGCATCTGCTTTAGAAGAGGCACCCCAAGCTTTAAGAGATAAAAGCAATCTTGTAGGCTCTCCGTTAGGTTTCTTTTCAGGTCCAGGCATATTACCCATACGAGCTAAGAAAGATGCCCTACGAGGGTTATCACCAGCTTTAACAGGAGCTTTTAGAGTGCCTCCTGTATAGCTAGCTCTTCCCTTGGCATTCAATCCACCCTTAGGGTTCTTGCCTTCTTTTCTTGTCCATGCTGGAGTACTCATTTTTTTTTCGCAGTCTTTAATGATTGTTTAAATGCTTTAGCAGTAGGAGCACCTTTCGCCCCTACCTTACGCATCTTTTCACCTGAGCCTGCTTTAATTCTAGCACGCTTAGCATTAATGTTAGCATAGAGTCCTGGTTTAGTAGCCACGCTTTGCACCAGCTTTTTTAACAGGCTTAGCAGCCATTTTCTTACCAGTTTTTTTAGCATACTCTTTAGCTTCTTTTTTACCTTTTGAAGTATAAGCAAACTTCTTCATTCCGACCATTGGCATAATATTTTCCTTTTAGTTAAAGTTTCTTTTACCTTTATTATCTATTACTAAGGCTTGTTTCCTAGGGGTACTGCCTTTAACAGTTGGAATAGATATATGTACCCAACTATCAAATTCTAATATAACCTGATCGTAAGGAATATCAGCAGTGACAATGGCTCTAACCACAGCATCAGGAGACATTCCCTTGACATTAAAGTCAGCTGCACACCCCTCACAATGTTGAGATGTTTTAGATCCACCCACTAATTCATTAACTTCCTTTGATCTATATCCTGAACTTATGGATATGGGTTTATTAACCACTTTACGGACTTGTTCTAAGAATAAAGCAAGTCTCTCTAAATTATCTTTTACTTTAGCAGAGGGTGTATTGTCTATTCCTCTTCTTGATGCTACTTGACTAAATGTAAGTTCTTCTAAACTAAAGTTAGGAGTTAGCTTCATTTCTTCTTAATATAGAACAAACTGCGTTCTCCAAAGAGATAGAATCCAACTGCACTAGCAAAGTTATTAACTTCATCACTTGGTGTTCCAGTAACCACTGTATATACCCATGTAGAAAGCACAAGAACCCCTATTATAGGACGCATCAATCTAACGATAGCTTCTACCCAAGGGTAAGATGGATTACCTGCTCCAACCTCATTCATAACCTTAAAGAACTCTAAGTCTATACTCTTCATTTGAGTATATTGTTCTATAGTAGCTGGTTTAAACACATCGGGTGCTACAAACTTATTAATAAGAGACTTACCTAAATCCATAGCAACTGGTAAGAATGCAGATAATATGGTTATTGGATCCATTAAAATTCCTCTAAATTAAAGTTATGCTCATCACAAACCATCTTTGAATACTTTTTAAACTTAACTGAGTGCTTATCATAATCCGTATGTCCACTATTCCATAACATACAATGCACCATTTCGTGCATAAGGGTCTCAGATACTTTTAAAAAAGAATCATTAGCAACATCTATCTCTATTCTTGTAGGGTAGGTGTGAAAGTACCCTAACACTTCTCCCTTTGTATCCATTACTCCAAAGCCTACTTTATGAGGGGCTGGCATTGGGTATAGATTAAAGGGTGGTAGTTTAACAAAACAGGCATAAAGTTTACGCAAGTTTTGTTTAGTTAATAGCATCTTACTTAGCTAAATTTACAAACTGGGTTAAAAGAAATATAATAACAAAGCCAGCTGTTCCTAAAAGGATTTGTTCTAACCTTTTAAGACGAGCATTGATCTGTTCATAACGAAGGGCACAGACCTCTTCGTGAGTGGATAGCCTTGCTTCTACATCTGTCTTAACCATTACTAACTCCAATTTTGATTATTAAGTACTGTAATTAGTTCTTCTACAGTTGTTGCACCCTTGATATCAACTTCTAATCTATTTGACTCTGTAACAATTTGTGTGCGTTTTAGGGCTACTTCTGCAGGGATCTCTATAGCTCTTTCAGCTTTACGAATAACATACCAATCGGTAGCATTTAGTAGTTTACCTGCTGTGTCTTTAACTTGTGCGATAAAGTTAGACTTAAGACCTTTAGTGATATATTCTTTACCCTCTACAGTTTCAGTTACATCTTCAAGTGCTTTAGGTAAGTTTGTGTCCCAATAAAATCTTGTATCAAATGGTGCTGGGTCTGCTACCCATGTAATGCCAATAGCTAGTTTCTGTGCTTCTGTAGCTTGGTTAAGCCAACCAGAGCCATATTGAACTCCATTAGCGTCATAGAAGGATGTGCCTTCTGGAAGTCTGTTACCGTTTAGTAAAAACATTTGTTACTCCTGTTATCTTGCGTTACTATTCTTAAATGGGTTTTCTGCAAAGGCTGCGTATATCATTGTACTACCACTAGCATTAATATTTGAATCTGTACCACGCAATTTAAAACCATTAGAAACAAAGTCTAAACCTCCAGCAGATAAAAATGATTCTGTATCTGTTAAATTTGCATAAAGCGCATAATCTTCTGGGTTATAAGTTTCTCTTGCAGAATCGAATATAAGCCAGCTTCCTGTTGTATTTGTGCGCTTAATCATTACATATTTAGGTATAAAGCCTAAGTAAACAAACGGACCGTCTGTAGAGCCATTACCTGTGTAAGAACCAAACTTACTAAACCCTGCTATTTCTGCCCAAGCGTATATTACATAAGTAACGCCACTACCGTTTGCTCTAGCAGAAGAGCCAAGAGTAATTAATGTACTAGATGGAGCAGTTCCATTCCATGTTGTAAAGTTTGTAGAATCTTGTGCGGCAGTAGAATTAAGCGATAATGTATAAGAAGCACTTGGAAGATTCTTATTGTAAATAATCCAATCTTGTCCGCTTGATGACCTTTGTTTTGCAATTACCATTGCTGGAGCTACACCTAAACCATGTCCTATTGTTGCACCTGAAGTTGCATTACCTGTATAGGTCACAATACTAAACCCAGCAGTTGCATTTACAGATACAGTACTCGTGATAGAACCACTCGTGTTAGATGATGTTGAACCTTGACCAGCTTGCCATTGCCATCCTACATAAGTATATCCACTTACATTTTGTGCGTATCCATTTGCTACAGTTCCATTAGCATTAAATCCGTTAGAATTAAATGGGTTAATAGAACTTAATGCTTGTTCTGCATCAGTTAAATTACTTGATAAAACAATACTTGCTCCTCTAACAGAATCAACAAGAACATTATTTTGAGATGCAGTATTTCTAGATTTAGCCCAAACTAAATCAGGTTTAAACTGACCAGCATTAGTTACTGTTAATGCTCCCGCACCTGTTCCTGTATATAGCGTTGCATCCATCACAGTATTACCTTTAACAATAGTGCTATCAGGTAGGTTATATGTGTTTAGTGCTACATAGCCTGTAGGAGGTGTGTAAGTGAATGGGCGTTGTCCAAAGTTAGCAGTATAGGCTGGTGTTGATCCACTTGAGCTGTCACTTACAGCAGGTAAAAAATTTCCTGATAGTCCAGTGTATGCAGTACCTTGTGATGCACCATTTTTATAAAATATTAATGTGCCTGCAGTTAAGTCTAGTGCAATACCGATAACATCATTAGCACCAAAAGTTGCGCCATAAGATGAACTTGAGTTATTGTTTATTTTATTTCCACTGTTTGCTACATAACCATAAGACAATGATGATGTGCCTACTGCTGTTGTAGATGATACTGATATATCAGATATACCAATTACACCACCAGCGCCACCATTAAGATCAGTAATTTCCCAATAGAATTTACCACTATTAACCGCCATAGTACCTTGTGCTTGAACATTGTTACCACTAGTAGTTCCAGTTGCTGTTAAATTGGCATTTGAATATGTAAATACATTTGTAAATACATTTGGATTAAATGTGCAATAATTAGCCACAGTTGCACTTGTTAGCGTAGGACTGTCTATCATAGCATCATAGGTTGTGCCAGCAGTTACGGATATGTTATTAGTAGTCCAGTAGTTTGCATTCCCACTAAAGTCTTTACCTAGACCTGCATTAGAACCTGATGTAGTAGCTATGTCAGAGAATTTAAGGTAGAAGCCATTAGTGCCATAAGTGCCTGTGTAGGCTTTAGGTTTCCATGAACCTGTGGTTGTATCTGTTTCACCAAATGATGATGGAGTTAATTGCTGTCCGTCTACAAAGTTTACCTCTGTCATGTAGCCATCAAATAAGTTTCCTACACCTTGATTAGAACCAATTAAAGTTGA